GAAGCCGGTTCACAAACGACACCGACGAGTCGTCGCCAATGTCACCCGTGGTCAGCCCCGAGTCTTCGCCCGATCCGGTCAGCGTCTTTAGGTTATGGCTGCTGTCAAACACCGCCAGCGCGCGTCCCGATGCCTGCCAGGATTGCGAGTCCCACGGAATGTCAGGAAGCGTGTCCCATGAGCTTGCAATCGTAGACAGCGTGTCCCATGTGACGCCCGGAGTGACGTAGTTCAGCGCTGCCTCAATTGATCGGTTCGCACGACCCCACTTCTTTGCAGCCAAGTGGTAGACAAGCGCAGAGTCGGGATTGCCGGTTGAGACAGTCGATGGATAGAAGATCCACACCCGTCCGTTATTGCGGTCATAGACAACGATGGTCCGATACTTGTACGTTGCCGACACATCGTTGAAGAACCACTGGCGCACGGTCTGCTGCGCAATGGGCACCGGACGCGAGCCGTCATACAGCCAAATGTTGTCTTCCCCGACGAAGACATGCGCGCCGCCAATGTCGGCCACGGCCTCGGGTCCGACGCATCCTTGATCGCCTGGCACTCGCTGCCAGTCAAACACAGTCGGCGGACCAGCATAGACGCCAAGGAACATTTCCCGCGCCTTGTAAGCCACCGCACCAGAACCGAACGGGGCCGCCGCCGTGATTTCGCCACCGCCGCCGATCAGCCGGCCGGTCGTGCACTGCGTCGAAACCGATGGCGTCCAATCGAGTCCGTCCTGAAACGCAGAGCACCACCAACGATCAGGTTGGTCCCCGTAGGTAGCAGAACCAGGACCGTCGTTCGTGTTGAATGCTAGGACGAAATCCTTTGTCGAACAGATGATTCGCGCTTTAGGCGCATCGGCCACAAGAGCGAACGTGCCGGCCGTGCTGTACTGGATTGCTTCGGTGTCGTTCGACGCCAGCGCCAAGTCTCCAAACTGAGCAAAGCACCAACGGTTCTCACTGCTTCCGGTGTAGGTGCCTCCGCTGACGTCGGCCCACGTTCCCGACGCAAGCTCGTACAGTTTGGACTGTGTGCCTGCAAACGTGCGCCGCGTTCCTGAAGTCTTTTGAAGGACCGCCGCCCCGCGACACTCGGCAGCAAGAGCGCCTAGCCCCGAGACGCTGACAGCAGACGGCGCGGACGCCATCCCTCGCTCGGTCGGGATGAGCTGCGTGCAGTCGGTGATTACGCCTTCCGTGGTTGACGGAAGGTCAGGGGCGAAGCCTACAAAGCCGATCACGCCACCCTCTGCACAAGCGGACCCTGATACTTGCGGTCTGCGCTGTCTCGGTTGATCTGTTCAACCTCGTTGTCGAACAGCTTTCGATAGGCAATCGCGCCCTCGAAGTCCTTGCAGTACACCGCAGCGTGCACAAGGGAGCCGTAAAGGTAGACGGCAGGATGATTTGTCAGCAGCGCGTTTGTCGTCGCGCTGCCAGACAGCGGCGTGAAGTGCGCCATGTACGTCATCACCAGATCACCGCTTTGGTCATCGGCCGTCTTGATGGTCGATCCGGTGATGGTGTAGTAATTGACGTAACTCGGATCGCTCGCGTTCAGGCGGTCCAGTTCGTGCGGAGGGACATAGCGAAGCATCCGGTTCGGATTGCTTGACCAGTAGACAGAGCGGGAGCCGGCAAAACCCGTTGGCAACGTCCCGGAGCCATCCGTCATCGTTACCGTGGCTGTCGTCTCAAAGTCCAGAATCTTCAGCTTGCGCTGCATCTCGGACTCGCACAGGTCGATAAACGTGTCGATTACCGACGTCAGATCATTGCGTTCAATGAAGTCCGCAATCTCTGTCTTAAGCTCCGAGTAGGATGCTGCCACGGGGTTTCCTCGCCGTCATTCGCATATCTCGCGCCGGCTGGTGCGTTTGCGGTTCTTCTGGAGTGATTTCCTCCAAACCAAGCACTTTGAGCCCTGCCGCAAGCTCGGCAATAGAATAACACCAACGGTGCATCATTTCCGCATTCTTGTATGACGGGTCGCCGTATAACCCGAGGATTGTCAATCTCGGTTCCGGGTGGTTGCCGTCAATCATTGCGTGCGCATAAGTGGACAGGATTTTGTCCAGGCACGGGCATTCAATAATCAGCAGGCCGCCAGGCTTGAGCACCCGCACCCAATCCCTGAGGATGACAGGCGCTTCCCATCGCTGGAAGTGCTCGATCACATGGATCGCAAGCACCTCGTCCGCGTAGTTGTCGTGGAACGGCAGCGGCTTGGTCAGATCGGCCTCTACATCGGGCTTCTTGTCTGACCAGTTGTTCGGCAGATCAACGTTGATGTAACCGGGAAGCAGCTTCGGCCCGCAACCTAGATTCAGCCTGATAGCGCTTTCAGCCATAGTTTCCCAATCTTTGCTGGCGAGTATTCAGAGGCAACATATCTCTGCGAATCGCCGATCCGCCGCAAAACAAGAGATTCATTCGACAAGGCCCAATCCACACCGTCGGCAATGTTGCCGATGTAAATGCCAAGGTCGGAATATGCAGGCAGGTATCCAGCGACAACAAACAGCCCTCGCCTGATACTTTCAATGGCGCGATTGGCAGACTTTGCCATGCTTTTGCCGGTCGGGATGATTACCAACCCTGCGCGAGCAAACGCGGCTTCCATATTTGCCGTCGTCCATTCCGTAATGGATGGATGCTTTATATTGGATACAACCTCGATTTGTTCGAGTTGTTCAAGCCATGGCGCAAGGTCTGGAAGATTCGACGCATGCCCAAACCAAAGCAAACGGCTGTGAATCCTCGGCTCGCATTCGTATTGCTCGAACGGGTCCGGGATGACTATCGCTTCGGCTCCGGTTTGCGCCTTGATAACCCTGCGCATTTCTGCGCTGTTGCAGGTAACTAGATCGGCTCTAGCGATGCAATCTCTGTAGTGCGTCCCAAAGCCATCGCTGAAATGGTCATCGCAAACGTCAAAACAGACTTTGCTGTATGCGGCCGTCTCAGCTTCCCATGCCCATCCATGTTTTCCGATGACAAGCCAATCGGAGCCTTTGCCGACTCCTAGGCAATCCAACTGCCGCTGAGGGATAAGCGCGCGGTAGCGGCTTGATGCCAGGTGCTCGCCAAAGCTGCGAAACGTGACGTTCATCGGAACTTGGCAGGCATTTCCACTCGGTACGGCTCTAGGTCGAAGTCAAGCCTATCGTCGTGCTTCTTCACGATCACGCCGAGCCCGCGCGATCCCGCGTCGTGCTCTTTCAGGATGGTTTGCCGCCTGAATATCACGCGGTAGTCGTCAATGGTGAAACGCCAGTAGTCATGCGGGTATCCGTGATACCCCTTTTTCTTTGATGGCGTCGTGACGCACATTTGCCCGCCAACTTTGAGCACATACCATGCCGCCGACAGAACTTCGGTCCAGTTTTCGCAATGCTCTAGCGTTTCGCAACAGATCACGGTATCGAAATAGCCAGCCGTAAATCTGCTAGGCAAATCCTCGGCTTGCATCACGATATCGACGCACGGGCCTTCACGAACGTCAATTCCGACATATTCGGCAGGGCTGAAGTTTTCCCGCACGCTGCCGTTTACATTCATTGAGCCGATTTCAAGAATCCGCGCCCCAATGTTGCGGCCGAGTTTCCGCGTGAACAGGAAAACTTCGCCGTTCATTCTTCGATGTGCATTACTTGTTGTGCCGCTGCGTGGTATTCGTCTGAATGATCCGAGTCAGCATATGCACGAATTCCTGGAACGCCAAGCGTGTAATGAATCAGCTTGGCATCTGGATTCTCTGGATACTCTGAGGCGAGCCAGTTCCATTCCTTTGGTAGCTCGCCAATCTCGTCATCGTTCAAGTGCTGGAACCGATGCAGAGTCGAGCCAGTTGCACCCATGACGTACTGCGGCGTCAACAGGCGGTTCTGAGGATGCGCGCAGTTCCACAGGATGACGCTTGACCAGTTCTTGCGAGGATAGTCCGGGTTGATCGTCTCCATTGACGTCCCGATGTACTTCCGCCGACTCTTGGTCTTGTAGTCGTGCTTGGCCACCATCACGGCGTAAGCGTCGTCCTGCAAGCGCCAAAGGTTGTGGATATCGTCTTTCAACAGCATGTCGCCGTCGCAGAAGATGGCCCAACCCTTGTACCCCATCAAGTGAGGCACAAGAAAGCGCGAGTAGATGAATGCGTTTGAGCCGTCGGTATGCGTTTCTTCATACTCACGCAGCAACGGCAGCGCGAGCGGGATCACTTGGACCGGATGCCGCGCTGTGTTGATCAGCGATTGGTTGAATACGTGAAACGCTTGCGACTCTCGAGGATCGTAGCCCACGAAGACAGGGATCATTGGTTAGCCTCTTTACAGTGTCCTTCCACGGTTCGCCGTCTCTTTGCTTGAACAGCGTAGCGGAGGAGTACCAGGGCATTGACTCCATGCTCCATAGCCAGATCGTCTTGGAAGGGACTAGGACGATCCCGGGAACCCCTAAGGCCCCTGCCAAATGGTGAACGGAGGTATGCACCCCGATCACCATGTCCAGTTCCGACACCATTGCAGCGGTGTCGTCATAGTCGTCTGTTTCGCACGCTCGGCGGTAGTGCCTGATCGGCAGGCCGGACGCCTTGATTTCTTCGGTCGGGTCTTTGTACTGAAGGCTGATCCAATCGGCGTCTACCGACTCGATCAGCGCGCGCATCGTTTCAAGGCCGATGGCACGCTCGCGCGGCTTGTTGTGCTTGGAGCCACCGGACCATGCAATGCCGATCTTCGGCTTAGGCCCGAGCTTGTCAAAGAGCGCTCGCCACTGCACGCGGCGTTCTGGATCAGCGATCAGGTACGGAGTGCCAGGGCACTGCTTTGGCGAGCGGCGGAAGAACTGCGGCAACTGGCCGACAGGCAGGCTCGCGTCGATCTTCTTGCCTTGCAACCAAGCAAGCTCCGATTGCCTGCGGGTGCCGTGCACCTCAATGCCCGGGAACGACCTTCGGAACAGCCCTTCTAGGCGGCTGTCGCATTCAAGGATTGGCGTGCAAACCTTTGCCGCGTCACCAATACAAGATGCGAACATGATCTCGTCTCCGATCCCCTGTTCCCCATAGAAATCGACGGTTTGGCCCGGAGTGCCGTCCCAAAGCGATTCCTCTTGGTACTGAATCTGACGGCGGAACTTCCCACCAACGGAAGCCGCGTACAGCTCCCATCCTTTGTCCCAGATACCAGTAGCCAAGTAGCACATACCAAGCGTGTTCTTGGCGGCTTTTCCGCCAGGCTCGATGGCCAGTGACTTTTGGCACCATTCGATTGCCTTCCTGAACTCTCGCTCGGCAAAGTACGTCATGCCGATGTTTGCAGAGAACATCGCGCTTTGCTTGTTCAGGCTGTACGCCTTGAAGAACGCTTCACGCGCTTTCAGGCTGTCGCCGAGCCCCGAATAGCACATGCCTAGGTTGTTCCACGGCTCAGGCTTGTTCGGGGTCAGTTCGGTGATACGGTGATACAGGTTCAGCGCCAGCCCAAACCGCTCGGCACGGCTGAAGACCTCCGCGATGACGAACAGTTGCAGCGGGTCGGAAGGGTTGGAATCAAGCGCCTTGGACGCTCGACGGACCGCCTCGTCGGGGTCCGAGTCGATCAGCTTGGAGAGTTCTTCCCAGCGGCTCAAAACTGGCCCCGCGTGGTCAGGCAAGCGCCGTACTTCTCGCGGTTGCGCTTCAGGAACTTGAACGTTTCCTTTGCTGGCGCAGAGTACGGATTGAACCCGTCCTCCGTCATCATCTTGAGCGCAAGGATTTCAGGGATGTGGAAGCAATGCCACCAACCCTTTTTGATGCCGACTCGCGTGTAGTCGTCCGAGTTCCGAAGGTTGGTCGAATGCTCGACCGCTGCGGATACATCGCCGTCCGTCTTCACAACCAGCTTGTCGTCTTGTGTACCGATGGTGGTCCACATGCCGGTTAGCGGATCGTAAGTGCGCTCGAATACGTGCATCAAAAAGGGGGCCGCGGTTGTTGGCCGCGACCCCGTGGCAACTGCCCGAAGGCAGCAGGAGACATTAGGTGCAGTCGCTCACCTTGGACGAGCTATCGGGGTTGCGACCGATCAGCGTCCACTCGCACAGCAGCTCGCCGCGCGTCGCGTCGCCGGTCTTGGCACGCTCCTCGAACTTGATCGGACGGAGCCAGCCGGTCGCCCAATAGCCCATGTCGAGACACAGGACCGTGCGGGTCCGCATGTAGCGGTTCAGCATGATCTTGTGTTCGCCGAAGTCGCTGATGTAGCCATCAACGCCGCCGATGACCACCGCCTGCGAGCTGCGACCGGCGTTCTGGTTCACGCTCACACCGGCGTAACGCGCCGCACCCGTGAAGGTGGCAATGGCGCGCTTCTGCGTGGTGTTGACCATGACGGTCGTCGGGTCTCCGCCATCCTGCCACGCGGCGTCCAGAGCCGACACGAACGCCGTCTCGGTCAGGGCCGCAGTCGTGCCGTCGACCGGAGCCGTCCAGGCGCCAGACGAGTAGCCCGCGCTGGTGCCGGTCGTGTTGTTCGACGCAGCGAAGACGCGGTTGCCCGCAATCATCGACTCCAGGCCAGCCGACGAGCGGACAACCGAAGTCGAGCCGGCCGACGAGCCTTGGTTCTGCACGATGGCAAACTCGATGTCGCGCTTCAGTTCCTTGCCCTTCTTGGCAATCTGGTACGCGAACTCTTCCTTGCGGCCGTACTTGCGAACCGCATCGGCAGTGCCAGAGACCATCACGGTCTTCTTGCTGATCTGCGTGTAGTTCGACAGCATGGTCGTCGGCGAGGCAGTGGCGTACGTCGAATCGTCGCCCTCGACGTAGCGGTTCGTCGCCGCAGCGGCGAGGCTGTCGGTCTGCCACTGGTGGTTCGTATGCGAAACCTTCTCACGCGCGAAGCCGGACAGGCACGGCGTCTCGGTCGGAGAAATGTTCCAAATGACGTCTTCGACGTCTTCGGCCAGGCCGACCAGATCGAAGGTGTCGGTGGTGCCAGCTACTTGAGCCATTTCATTTCCTCTTGATGCTTGACCGTGCTAGCAGAGCAGCCATCGCGTCATCTACGCTGCCGGTCCGCTTGAGGCGACTTAGTGCTTCGTTCGCCTTCTGCACGGCGGGTTGTGTCTTCACCGAAGCGCCAGGCTTCAGCGTGGGTTGTGCGGTCACGACACGTTTTTCGACGGTGGACTTGTGCTCTCGCATCTGCCGCCCATAGGCAGCATCGGCAAGGATTTCCACCATCCACGGCTCAGTGATGCCCTCAAGGGCCTGTGCCGGGGCACCTCGGCTCATCGCGTACTCGGCAAGCTGCTTCTTCAGCTCAGGCCCCCAACCCTTGATCCGCGTGGAAACCACCTTTTCGGCGTGTTCCATGCGAGCGCGCAGAGCTTCTGACTCCTTCGCCTTGGTTTCTGCAACCTTGGCTTGGTAGGCTTGCTCGATGCGGCCCTTTGCGGCTTGGAGTTGGTTGTATTCCGCGTTCAGTCGGGTGAGCGTGTCAGTATCGACGTTCTGAATGTCGATACCTTCGAGCTGTTGGAGACGGCGCGAAACTGCACGGTGGTCTGCCAGAAGATCGGCAGTCGCTTCGGCAATCTTGCGGATATCTGCGACAACAGCTTTTTCGGTGTCTACGGCCTTCCGAAGTTCGGCGGCTTCCTGGAACTTTTGATTCGCTCCGACGACTAGCGCCTTGGCCTTCGTCGAAAGCTTCTCTCCAACTTCCTGAAACGCCTTCGGGACGGCGATCTTCTCGCCGCCGAAATCGAACTCGAACGTACCGTTGTCGTCCGGTTCCTCGGTCGCTTCTTCGGGTTCCGTCGCGTCGGCTTGCGCCTGCTCGGGTTGCGCTTCTGCTTCCTCGGCTGGCTCTGCAGGTTCCTGCTTCGCTTCCGGCTCTTGCTTCTTAGTCCACCGGCTAAGAATTTCTTGCGCGGCCTGGTCTTCGTTCAGGTCGCTGGCGACTTCCGTTTCCGGCGTGGTCTGATCCATTCACTTCCTTTTAGTAGCCGCGCGGCCGTGGCCGGGTACGTTCTACTTCAAGTTTCGCAATCTTCCCGTCGTCAATTGCTTGCCGAAGGAAGTTCAGGTACTTCTCGTGCATATATTGCACGGATTTAACCTGCATTATGCCTTCAGTATCTGTTGGCGCAAATGTTTTGAATAGGCGCCAGCATTCCGATTCAATGTGCGCCATTGCTTCCGACATGATCGGATCATCCAAAAGCGCTTTCGCGCGATTTGCGCGCTGAATCTTCTCGTCGTTCGTCATAGCAGCAGCATAGCCGCTTCCTCCTCGTCGTCGAACAATTCGGTTGCTGGCTTGTCGAATAGCTTGAAAGCGTCTTGCAGTTCTTGCCATGCATTGACGCTTACCTTGTGAGGCTTCTTGTTCTTGTAAACGACTTTGACGTCATCCCTTTGGACGTCGATAAGGTCGCGTGCAAGCAAATACGCCAATTCTTCATTGGTGACCTGCAGGTATCGCTTGCCTTTGATGATGTAGTTTCTGCGCTGGACAAAACCACCGCGCGCCGCTGAAACGACAACATCTCCGCTATTACTGACACTCGGCGCCAGCCCGATCAATTCGAGAATGCCAACACCAGGCGCCACGGTGAACGACCCGGCCTGCGCCAGCGTCGGCGCATACCCCGTGATCGACAACGCGCCCGCGCCAGGTGCGGCAAACTCGTTTTGAGTCCTCGCAACGGTCGGAATGCGCCCGGTGATCGTCAGCGCACCAAGGCCAGCCGTGACCGTGGCGTTAGCCGTTGCGGTGACGGTCGGCACGAGGCCGGTCAGCGTCAGCGTCCCAAGCCCGACAGGGATGGTCGCGGTGTCATTGACGAACACCGATGGCACAAGCCCGGTCAACGTGAGTTGCCCAAGCCCGGTGGCGATCGCTCCCGGCGCCGAAACTGCCACGCTTGGCGCAAGGCTCGTGATGGCGAGCTGGCCAAGGCCAGCCGTGGCGAATTGGTTAGCCGTTGCGCTGACCGTGGGAGCAAGGCCCGTCAGCGTCAGTTGGCCGAGCCCGGTGGTAATGCCAAAGGTTGCGCTAACCGTAGGAGCGTGACCCGTTAGCACCAGAGCAGCGGCCGGCGGCGAGGCTAGCGTCAGCGTCTGGTCAGGCGCATACCCGGTGAACGTGAGCGCACCCAGCCCTGCCGTGATGCGGACGTTTGCCGTTGCAGAGACAGTCGGCGCGAGGCCTGTGAACGTGAGCGTTCCAAGGCCTGCCGATACCGCCTGATTCCCTGTTCCAGTCCCAATCGTCGGGGCGTACCCGGTGATCGTCAGTTGCCCGAGTCCCGCGCTGATTCGCTCCGGAACTCGGATCGTCGGCGCGTAGCCCGTCAGGGTCAGTTGCCCGAGGCCCGACGTAATGTTTGTGCCGCTGCTGCCTGTTTCCTTCCACGCCAAGATACCGACGACGCTGTTCGTCGTGCCGCTCTGCGTGAAGCTGCTGTTGTAGGTGCCGGTCGAAGTGACAGCGCGCGTCGCAAGGGCCGCGACCCAATACGAAGAACCGTCAAGCTCGGACACTTGCACCGAAAAACCGGTGCTCTCTGCCGTCGTCGCCGGGTTGCTGCCAGAGTCGCCCCAGACGACGGACGTCAGCAGCGTGGTCGCCGAGGTCGTCGTGATGCTGGGCGACGCAAAAGGACTGGCGTTGTCCTGCGCCTGGCTCGGCGTGCCGTCGCTGACCACCGTCGATCCGGTGATCTCCATGAACAGCACGACGATGATGCCGGATGCGCAAGTGACCGTGACCGTGTGCCCGGTGCCGCCCGCGCCGCCCTCCTTCTTGTAGCGCCGACACTTGGCGTTCGACCCGTTGATGGTCGTCTCGGTGCCAACCTGCGTCCAGGTGTTCGACTTGTTGTCGGTGATCGACGTAAACGAGGTGCCGTCATAAATAACTGCAACCTCAAACGTGCTGCCGGACGTCGCGGTGTTAACCGCCGTCGTCGTGGCAGTGGTGCCGCCGGGCGTGCCGCCCTTCGATACCTGACCGACTGCGAGAGCCATTACGCAGCGTCGAGCACTAGCACGCGCTCGCCTCCGGTTGCGATGTTCTGAGTGCCCGTGTTGGCGAACGGGCTACCGCTCACCGTGCTGAACGTGCCGTTCGTCGGATCAAATAGCCGCGCCCGCACGCTGCTAGGCGTCATGGCCGACATGACGACGGTCACGGTCGATCCGCTGGGCGTGTAGACCATCGCGCTGTTCCCATCGCTGGCGCGTGCCGCAATGATCCGCGATGCACCGGTGCCGAGCGACGACGAGACAAGGCTCGTGTCGGTCTTCGGCTCGTACTTCCACCACTGCACCGACTTGAACAGGTCGAAGAAGTGGGTCATGTCGTTCGCAACCGTGGTGTTCAGGTGGTTCGCCAGCGCTTCCGCTGCCGTCGTGCTCGCGCCGTACCCACCAAGGCCCCACAACTCGGACACGCCGAGCATGTGCCCAGCCAGGCCACCGGACAGCATCGTCGCGTATGCCTGCCGGCGATATCCCGCGTCGGTCAGCCCGCCGTCGCCTTCATACCACCCTTCAATGTGGAAGAACGGCATCGCAGGGCTGCGCGCGTACTCGGTGGCGCAGTAGGTGTACTCCAGCCCATCCGTGTACGTTGTGTTCAGGTTGAAGCCAGTTTGCCCGCTCGCTTGCGAGTAGCCCGAGCTACCGCGTGCCCCGTGGAACGTGATGAGCGCATTCGGCGTCACGCTGCGGATGCCCGTGGCGATGTTCCAGCCCTTGGCGATGTTAGGCGGGTTGTAATCGCCGCCCATGCACCAGATGATGTTTCCTTGCGTGTAGCGCGTGGCGAGCGTGGCGCCGTAGGTCTGCAAGTTGGCATCGGTGGCCGCGTCGACTTGATAGTCCCACCCTTGGTCGCCAGAACCACCGCCGCCACCGCCGAAGCCCAAGTAAGCCGGCAGGAAGACCACGACGATGCCCAGCCGCTTCGCCTCGTTGACCATGTGATCAACGCGGTTCCAATAGGTGTTATTCAGGCTCTCGAAAGTGGCAGCCGTGTAGCTCGTGCTCGTGAACGGGGCGACCCCATCGACGTTGTTGTAGAGCGGCGTCTGCGTGGCGAAACAGGCGGTCGGCGCCTGCGTCAGGATGGCGTTGAACTTCTTGGCGGCGCGGTCTTCCAGGTACGCCGTGATCTGCGCGTTCGTGCAGTTGCCTACAAGCTGCCACGGCGTATCGCCGTTCATGAAGAACGGCGTTCCATCGGCCTGCTGTAGGTAGCGGCCTCCTGAGTTGATCGAGAGCGGAAACGTCGCCTCCGCGTCCCGGAAGACGAAGTTCACGCCCACGATGTCAGGTCGTGCCGCCGGTCAGCGTGAAGATGCCCGAAGCGTTCGGCGTGATCGTGAGAGTGTTCCCCGCCGACAGCGAGAAAACCGCCGTCGAGAGCTTGCACCAGGCCAAAGCCTTGCCACCGGAAATGCCGATCACCGCGTACATGATCGACGTCACGGTACCGCCGGACGCCGAGAAGATGAACGCCGTGGAATCGAACTTGGTTTCCTTGGCAGACGCGCCGGCCGTCACCAGGATGCCCGGAAGCGACTTGATGGCCGTTTTCAGGTTCGTGGTGATGTGCGACAGGCTGGCGAACGTACTACGGGTGTAGTCCGAAATCACAGCAGCCTTCGCGCCTGATGCGAGCTTGACGCGGACGGTCGTCGCATTCAGGTCAAGGTCAGCGGTCAGCAGGTATTTCTTGGCTTCGTTGTAAACGCGCCATGCAGTAGCGGCCATTTCATTGCTCCTTTCCGGCCATTGCAGCCGCGTGCTTCAACATATGCGCGATGAGGCCGTCACCGCGCACTTCCAGATTGAATCCGTCGATCGGCCCGAGGATGTAGCGGATGATCTTCGGCACCTCGTTGGCCTGAACCACCATCCAGGGATGGCAGCGGAACGTCTTGCCGCCGACCTCCATTTCCACGACATGCGCCGAGTCGTTCTCGGGCTGGTCATATGCGTGGTGCTGGTCGTCACGCAGGCAGGAATCCCAGCCGAAAACCTCGATGTTTCGGAACCCGAGCATCGCCAGCACGACGAGCGAGCGGCCAATGACGGTGGAACCGCCATAGACCGGATACCACTCACGGTCCTGGCCGATGGCCTTGCAGTGCTCATCAAAGCACTCTTTGACTAGCTCGGTGTCGCCGGAGTGATAGAGCCACGCCTGATCCTTCGGCACCTTGGCAACCGCCTCTTTCGCCGCTTGGCTAGAGAAGATGTACCGGCAGGTATCAACGATGGGATCGACGAATCGCGCGTTGAACTCGCGGGCGTCAACCATGAACTGCGCCGCAGGCTTGATTCCGCGATCAAGAAGCCATTTGTACGTGCCGTTTACCGTGACGAAGATCGCGCCAGCCTTGCCGAGCGCAACAATCTCGTCTTCGTGATCCGCGAGCGACGGACCACCGGCCAGAAGATAAATCTTCGTCTGCTGCACCTCGTGCGGGCAAACTTCCTGCAAGCCAAGGGCAAGATTCGCGCGGATGTTCTCGCGGATGCGGTCCTCGCCGACGTTCAGACCCGTGACCTTGGCGTAATCGTCGCCGTTGGCGTAGACGGACGCATAGAACAGGGCCGCTTCTCCGCAGTCCTGCTCCCAATCAATGCGCGCGCCGAGAGCCTCAAGCCGCTCTTTCCACCATGCGTGCGGCTGCACTGTCAGGTGTAGCGGCTCGCCGGCCAGAACGGGGCCGAAGTGATCCGGGACCGTGGAGATTGCGAAGAACGTCCGACGTCCAGCGCGTAGGATGTGCTCTAGAACGGTGTCCACATCCTCTGGCGCGATGTGTTCAAGCACGTCGGTGCAGTAGCCGAACTCCGCGACCTCTCCGACAGGTTGCCTCAGGTCGTGCTGACGGAACTCGATGCCGGTCAGCTTGCGGACGTCGGGATCAAGGCAGTTGCCGGCAAAGTCGAGCGCCAGAACTGGCACGTTGGCAAGCGCGTGAATCAGCGCCGCACCGCGCCCCGTGCCGCAGCCGAAGTCAATGACGCGGCCGTAGGGCTTGGCCTTCTCGATGAAGCGATACGCGAGCGCTTCGCCTGGCGCACTGTGCCGATACTCGGCGTGCGACCACATGCGCTCATAGAGGGCGGATTCGCTCACTGTGCCAGCTCCGAGTGAGTGGGCCTACCGTCAGGGCCGCGCACAAGCACGCGTTTGGCCTTGACTGCGGCTTCAAGGCTCTTTTGCCCATCTGCCATCTGCTTTTGCATTTCGGTCAATTGAGCAAGTGCCTTTGTGACTTGCGCAAGCGTGCCGCCGATCAGCTTTTCAGCCTCTTCCTTCGTCATGTCTTGCGTCCTCGTGGCTTGCCGCTCCGCGTCCTTCTGCGCCGCGTCGTGGCCGATCTGAAGCAACTGGCTTTCGGTCTGCTTCTCAGCGGTCAAGCCTGCAATCTGCAACTTGACAGCGTTGTCCTGATCGTTCGTGTACTTCTTCATGTCAGCTTCGAGCGTGGCTTTCCACTGCTCAAGCTGTAGCTTCTGCGCGTCGATCTGCGCTTGGAACTCAGCTTTCATGCGCTCGCGCTCGCTGTCGCGCATGTCGTTGGACTGCTGAAGCTGGAGATTGGCTTGCAGTTCTTGCATGCGAAGTGCGTTTTCCTCGCGCTTCAGCATGATCTGCGCCTGAATCTCTTGCGCCTTGATGGCCGCTTGTGCTTGCGCCTTGGCCTGCTCCTTCACAACATCAGGATTAGGCTGCGGCGGGCGCGGCGGCTGCGTCGTCGGGTCGTCCCAAAACTCGTTGGGGTCCTTGTATCCCGCAGCTTGCGTCAGTCGCTTGAGCGTGTTGTAAACCTTGACCGGGCTAGCCAGGCCAAAAGGCGCCGCCTGCGCTTGGATTTGCAGAACCTGCTGAAGGAACATCACTTGAGCAGACTTGTCGCCTTGCCCAAGCCCGACGCTAATCGTCATGTCTGCACGCTTGCGCCAGTGACGCGGATCGACCGGCACCCAACGGTTACGCAGGCGGACAATCTCTGGCTTGCGAGCGTGCTTGAGCGTCAGCGCGTGAATGCCGCGAAACAGCGCCTTGACGCCGGTTTCTGCGAACGTGCGGGCAATGAACTTGATGCGCTGCTGCGCCGCACTGACGATTGCCTGATTCGTGCCAGCGCCGAGACTGTTGTTCAGGCTGTTGGAGTTCAGGCCCTGAATCGCCTCGCTGACACCAGTGCGCTTGGACGCGATGCGGTCGACGTACTCCATCACAGGCACGGCGACATTGCCCGTCGTGCTGTGCTGTAGCGGCATGATTGCGTCGCCTAGACTGCCGTCCACGCGAACCACGCCACCAGGCCGGCTTACAAGCATGTCGTCAAGGTTGACGCGGTTAACGTCAATCGCGTGTCGGCCGTTGTTCGCAAGGTAGACGTTATCCAGCGTCCCGCGAAGCAAAGCGGTCTTGATATCCTGAAGATCGAGCACCGCATCTGCCACGCTCAGGCCGTTGTGTTGGTGAGGTAGCGGAATCGGACTCAGCGCATACAGCGTCACCTCGTCGCATTCCTCGTCGCTGAGGATCGTCGTCCCCACGACAACCACGCGGCGCAGCTCGGTCAGTCCATCATCATTGCTGTCAAAGCGAATCCAGACGTTGCGCACCTTGAGCTGGCGCGCTGCGGGGCTCGATTCTTCTCCGTTCTGGCTCTTGAACGGGTTTAGCTCGTCGCGGTTCTCTTCTTCGTTCGTCAGGCTCGACGAGTGGTCTGACAGGTCGTCGTCAACCTCAAAGCCTTCGTCTCGAAGCTGCGAAATCGTCTTGTATTCCCAATACTCGACGAAATCCAACCTCGGGTCTTGCAGGCTCAAGCCACGAGCATTGACGCCCACCAAGACGCGCTCAGGAGGCACGTTCTCGAACCTGGCGCAGCCGTACTCCGTCTTGCGCTCTAGCGTCACCTCATAGGTGCCGTCTTCCTCGTCTTGCTCGCCCTCGATGATCTGGACTTCGGGGTCTTGCAGCAAGATCGCCAGTTCGTCGGCGCTCAGTCCTTCGTACTCTTCCTTCGCTCGGTCTTCGCGTTCATCGTAGAAGGCGACGACGTAGCCGGTTTTTTGGAGCAGCGCGTCATGCTGCCATCCAGAGAAGACGGTGAACCACTCGTTTTTCTCTGTGATGATGTGGTTGATGTACTCTGTTTCTTGCTCTGCGGCCTGTACGTCTTCAGGTCCGCGAGGCGAGAACATCACCACTTGATCGCCGCCGCAGAAGATTTCCGCGATTTGCGGCTTGATCCATTCCACGGTATCCCAAACGTCGCGGCTGACGACTTGGGAGCGGCCTTCCACCTCGTTGCCCATCGGGCGGCCGAGGTAGTAATCGAGCGCTTTGCTGCGGTCGTCGGCAAGATTCCCGTACCCATCGGCCAGGGTTTCTTGCCGTTCAATTGCCGCTAGCAGGGAATCGCTCATTCTTGGGGCGGCCGGGACCGCGTTTGGCTTCCAGTGCTTCGACTCGCTCCAACAGGGCGAGATACTTTGCGAGGATGTAGTCGGCCCGATTCTCGACGGAAGCCATCCGCTCCCGGAGTGTTTCGGTGTCCTGACGTAGCGCCTTGAGTTCGATTAGCTGGCCTATTCGGCTCATATCACCTCTGTGGGCGCGGCATATTAGATCATATTACCCCATTTGAAGGGTATTTGATCGGCTCTAGTTTCTTGTTTGTTCGATCAATTGACACCGCGAGATAGCGAAATGCGTCAGCTCCGTGGCTTGCCCAATCGTGAACTGGCTGCGCACGGAACTCGCCTAGTTTCTCGTTTAGCTCTCGGCGGTAGTTCTGTAGGCATTCAAGACCTCGGCCGGTCTTTTCCTCATCGAACCAGCATCTCGCCCAGATCATGCGGGCTGCGTTAATGCCGTCTTCCAGGCTCAGTTTCGGGGTGATCCGGGCGGGCAGGCCGAGCGCCGTGAGCACTTCCATGCTGCTTTTCCCGCTTGTCAGCTGCTTCGCCTGCGCGTCATGGGGTAGCCAGTGGCTAGCGTATGTGTAAGGCTTGGCCTTCAGCACCTGAACATAGTGGTCGAGAGGCTGCGCGTTGGCTTCGTAGTAGTCGATCAGGCGAATCTCTGACCGGCTGACCTGGGCGAACCAGATCGCCGTACTGTCGCCGATGCCCAAGTCCCAGAACGTGCTGACCTGCAGCATCTGGTCATGGGGGACACGGGTAAAGCGCTTCTCATCCCGAGCGCGCTGGTATTCCTTGGCGTAGATCGCGCCGAGAGCCGGGACGTCGAAGGCGCACTCAAACTCCTGCTGATACTGCGCCTCGGTCATCGTCTTCCGAGCATCGGCAAGCTCATCAGCAGCAAGGGCGCCAGTCTCGGACGCCTTCAGCTCTAAGTATTGCCACTCTGGCGAGCTTTTGGCCTGCTCTCGGATTTCCCAGAAGTGGTTTTTTCCCTTAGGCGTGCCGATGAAGGTTGCCCAACCTTTACGGTCGGTGAGCAGCGGCCGGATGATTTCTCCCCATACGGTTGGGCGTTGGTCGCCATACTCGTCGAGCACGACGCCATCAAGATAGATGCCGCGCAGTGCGTCCGGGTTGTCAGCGCCGAATAGACGGACACGCGACCCGTTCGGCAGGTCGACCGCAAGCTCAGATTCAAGGATTCTCTCCGCTACAGGCGCACCGAAGCGTTTCAAATAGTCCCATGCGATGGCTTTGGCCTGGCTGTAGTAAGGCGCGATGTAGGCATATCGCCCGTTCTGCTTCTTGGTTGCTAGCGCACAGGTCAGCAGGTCAAAGACCGTCGCAACCGTCTTTCCGGCCCGGCGATGGGCAACGATGCAGGACCAGCGCTTATCCCGCTCGTGGTACGGCAGGAAGTAGCCGCGAGGCTGATAGTCAACGCTCAATCTTGGGAGCCTGCACCGGCCAATTGATCGTCAGGTTACCGGCGTGGTTCAGGTCCAGCTTATCGCCGTACTTTCGAGGCGCCTTCTTAGATAGCGCCCACTTGCGAACGTCGATCCGTCCGCGCTGCCAGGCAACCCATCCCGGGTCCACGTTTCCAGCAGCGGTCTTTTCCGGCGGCTCATCGGCCAAGTCTTGCAGGCCCTCGAACTCAACGTCAGCGCCAATCTCACGCGCGCGCGTGTATTGGTCCGCAAGTTGTTGATTCTCAAGGCACCAGCGCAGAAAAGACGGATGCGTCGTACCTTCAGCGGAACATGCAGCGCGGAGGCTTTCGCCTTCTCCTACGCGCTTACATACTGCGTCAGCTACTTCCTGCGAGAACATCTGACTTCCCTATTGGGCGCGGTCTAAACGCGGCTTCACAAAGCAAAACGCCCGCGATCAAGCGAGCGTTTGTGCCGAGCAGGCGGCTACGTCAACCCTTGAAGCCGCTTCGTGTCCGGGTTTCTGCTCTTTGCGCATTTCGCAAGTGTAGCCATGAAGGATTCGGCGTGCAAGTTTCATGCCTCCACCACATCAATCCCGTGGACCACCTTCATCAGATGCTTCTTGATCCGATACACCGGCGTCTGCATTCCCTTCGCGTCCTCGACCACTACCCTGCATGTGGATAAGTCGGTGTAGACGAAATCAGCGTAGTACCGCAGCGCCGGCCTGGCTCGCTTCTCTCCCTCGATTCGGCACCCTTCCGCCAGCTTGAACGGCACTTCTCGCGCCAGGCCCGTGATCTTGCCTGCCTGCTGTAGGCGCAGCAGTTGCTGATGGCGTGCGGCTTCCCGCTTGCTGCGGTATTGCTCGTCGCCTATCTGCTGACGCTGGTTCTGGTATTTGCGCCGTTGCATCGTTCGGAGTCTGGTGATGTTGGCTAACGTGCGTTAGCCGGCAGCCTCACGGCCGCGCCCCCGCAAACACGCGGCGGCGCATGTCGTGCGCTCGCTCGGCGTTGATCTTCTGGGCATTGGCATGAAAGGCGCGCATGGCGCGCTCGCTCAGGCATTGTTCGCGGTCTGCCGCAAACTTGGCCTCGGCGGCCTTGATCATGTTGTTGAGGTCAGTGGTGGAGGGGGTGAGCAGCTTGGTCATGTTGGGCGCCGGTTAGTGTGTCGATGGGTGTTATTGAATCACAGTAAAGCGGCATGCGCAAGTCTTTTCTGCATCACCATAAAAGCGTTACACTCTTGCCCCATGAACACCGACAACAAACCCAAGGGCCGCCCGCAAAAGCCGGCCGATGAACGCCTGGTGCAGCGCTCCATCCGCCTCACGCCGGCGCAGTGGGCCAAGTTCGACGCTGCGGGCGGCATAGAGTGGTTGCGTGGGCTCATTCAGCGCGCTCGTCCACCAGCCGGCTAACAGCCAGGTCAACCGGACGCCTGACGGCGCCGGTTACCTGGGCGTTAGGCCCCAATAGCGCCCGTGCGGTATCGCATGCGGCCTTGGCGCGTTCGTAGGTCTCATCGGTGCCCCACGCAAGCACCGCTTCCAGCGCCGCGCGCAGCCGCTCGTTGTCTTCGCGCATCCGAGTGCGCCCCTTGGTAAGCCCATCCCTGGCGTACTGCAGGTCGTGTTTCAAGGCCGCGTTCTCGGCGCGCAGCCGCTTCAGTTCGGCCTGCGCGGTCTGGGTGCTCACTTCCACCGTGATGTTTCCGTCAGCCATGTGTCAAGCCTTCCTTGTCAGTTTCTCGCGCGCCCAGGCAACGAGCTCATCTTCGTTGCGGGCGTCGGCGTCTTCGTCTCGCAGCACGGCAGCGTCAACCCAGTCCAGCACGTCCAGCGGGTCGCCTGGCGCGGTGACGGCGTAGACCTTCAGCGCCCACCATCCGCGCCCAAAGACCAAGCCGCTGTTCGCCATCAGCCAGTCCAGGCGCTTCAAATCTGCCTGCGCATCTTTCAGGTCGCACTGCAACCGCTGCACTTCCTGCCACAGCAGGCCCAGCAGTTCGCCGGCCCTCTCGGTGTGCTCAATGGTCCCGAAGGCCACCGGGTGCGAGGTCATGCTCATCGCAAGTTGCCTCACTTCTTCCAGCTTTTGCTTATCCACGTCGTTTAGTCCTAGTACGGTTGCACTATCTCGCTTCGGAAACAGGGCCTAACTGGTCGGTCGAGCCGAGAGCCAACGGCCGGCAACTCATCAGCGTTTCTTACAGGTTGGTGCTGGCCGTTGTCTCCGGCTCACCTTCAACGTTACGCGGCGCGCTGCCTGGCTCGGCCAGTTCCACTGCCGCGGCCAGGATGTAGCACTGCGCCAGTGCATCGGCGTCTCGTGCTGCTTCGATGGCTACGGCCAGCGGCTGGCGGGCGGTCAGCGTGGCCGCAATCGACAGTGCCTTGCCAAGCTCGGCCATCTTGGCGGGGTAGTCGTCGCCAAGCAGCCTGCGCGCGGTGTCGCGCATCTCGTACAGCCGCGCCGCCATGCGCACCTGGCGCTCGTCTGGAATTGCCGTCATCGACTGGCCCTCGCGTTCACCTTCCCCGCCACCCCTTCCCGCCGCCGCAGCTGATACACCCGCACGCAGCGCACCTGCACGCCGAGCCGGCGCAGCTGGTACATCGCCTGCCGCAACGTGCGCCGCGTGCAGCCAAACAGCACTGCGCCCTCCGCGGAGCTGATGCGGGCGTCGGGGTTGGCCTCGTAGTACTCGGCCAGCCGGTCGACCAGACGCAGCGTGCGCCTCGTCATCAGTCCGGCAGCCCGAGGCGGAACGGCACGCCGGCACCTTCCGTCACGTTGCGGATGAGGTCGATCAGCTCGAGCGCCGCGGTCTGATAGACCAGGTCGGGCCGGATCAGCTCGTAGTAGAAGCTCACCTTGCCGCTGGCCTGGCGGTACTTCAGGCGGGCCTGCAGCGGGTAGCCCTTCACCGGGGCGTCAAGGCCCTTGGGGATGCTCCAGAACACCGGCAGGCCGAGCTGAAAGCGCGAGAACACTCTCATCCGTTCGATGGTCTCCTCGTTGTCGCTGTTGACGTAGTCAATGGCCACGCCGCCGCCCTGCAGCTTGACCACCGACTTCAGGCGCTTTTCTGAGTTGGCCTCGAACTCGGTGGCCATCTTGAGCATGTCGGTGGACGACGGAAGACCCTCGCCGGCCAGGATGTCGCGCTCGTTGGCCTCGATGAATTCGGCAAAGTCGACCTGGCTCTTCATCTTGCCGGAGCCGTTGCTCTGGATCCAGGTGGCCCACTCCACGGCCATCGCCGGCTTGAAGAGCACGCGGTGGCCGCGCCAGCTGCGCTGGTCGGGCGTGGTCTCGTCGATCACGGCCACGAACTGCAGCCGGTTCTGCAGCGGGTGAAAGTCGCACCAGACCGCGGGCGTGAAGCTGGCCGCGAAGCCGGTCACGTACTCCAGGAAGCTGTCGGCGTCCAGCATGGGGACCGTCAGCTTCGTGCGGCGCGGCCCGGCCAGCATGTGCTCGAGGTCGATGGCCTGGAGCTTCTGGCCCTGCGGCAGAACGGCGTACTGGAGTTCGTTCTCTTCGCCGTAGCTCGTGAGGATCTGGGCCGCGGGCAGCACGCGCGCCAGGGTGGCGGCGATGTTCTCGCCATCGGTGGTGGTGGTGTCGGTGTCGATGTCGCTCATGGTGGGTGCTTTCAGTTGCCGTGGATGACGCGGGCGGTGCCGGCGACGGGCTGCAGGTCAAGCCGCTGTTGCGCGGGGTTGTCGTAGCTGAGGCTGCCTTCGACGGTGGCCCAGAGCAGGTCGGTCTCGGGCGGGCTCTGCGGCGTCTTGTCGGTGACCTTGGCCAGGATGGCAATGGCGCCGCCGTGCTTCTTGAAGTCGAGCGTCAGGGTGAGCTTGCCGGGCTTGCCGGTTTCGTCGACCTGCTTGACCAGCTCGGCGAGCATGTCGGTGGCCTGTTCGACCAGCTGGCCCTGCTGCAGCATGCGCAGGGTGTCGCAGAAACTCTTGGGCATGGATGTCCTCTCGTGGGTGGCTGAGTGAGTAGGGGTCGGGCTTGCCCGGCTACGCGGTACGCCAGCAGCCGACACGGCCGCTGTCCAGGGTGCGCATGGCCATGCCGTGCTTCTTGGCCCGCGCCCAGGCGCGGAAACTGGTGGCCTGCCAGGGCGTGAGTTCCACCATGTCGTCGACGGCCATGCGGGCGTACAGCTCTGCATAGACGCTGCGCAGCGTGCCGTGCTGGGCCGGCGGCAGCGGCACGCCCTTGCGGACTTGCACCTTCTCGGGGTCGAGCAGCTGGCGCGCTGCGCGCTCGGCCTTGGCGGGCGCTGGGGTGGCTCTGGCGGCTGGGGAGTTCGCCGATGCGGCGGCTGGAAACGCGCTGCTGGCAGCGCCGGAGTGCTGCGCAAGCGCGAACACGCTGTTGGCAGGCAGGGTCTTCTTTCGGGTGGTGGTGGCAGTAGCGGCGGTGGCCATCAGATGGGCTCCTTGGCGGTGGTGTGGCCGACGTTCAGGGGGTCGGCGGTGACGTTGATCCGCACCAGCTGCGGCTGCTGCGGGTGGCGGGTGGCGATGTGGTGCAGCACGGCAAAGTCGAGCAGCAGGCGGTGCCAGTCGCACACGGCGTTGCAGTGCTCGTTCGGGCTCAGCATGGGCGTGGTGTCGTGCCAGCCGGGCAGGGAGTAGATGGGCCACGCTTCGGCGCGGATGGCGTTGCCGACGGACTGGCAGACGCGCGCCCACTCGATGGCGGTGGGGGCGGCGTTGTCGGCGTCAGGCTGGGCGGCCGGCACGCTGGTGGTGTAGCGGGGGGTGGGTGAGGTCATGCTCAGTCATCCAGGTCATTGGCGGCGCGGCGCTTGAGGTCGACGCCTGCGTTGCCGCCGGTGCTTTTGGCGGCGCGCGGGCGCATGCGCACGCCCCGGGCGGCACACTGGTCGACCAGCGGGTGCAGCTTCACCTGCGGCCAGTGTGTGAAAGCGCGGGTTCGCACCAGCTCGCGGGCCGCGGCGCGCAGGCAGATGCCCCACACCGGGTGCGCCAGCGCAGCTTCCAGCGTGGCCGGGCGGCTGGGCGACGACATGCGGCCCCAGGCTTGCCGCAGCGCGGCGGGCGTGGGCTCGGGCAGGTAGAGGGGCGAGCGAAGGGGCGGCCTCATGTCAGCGGCTCCCGGCGATGAAGCCCAGCAGCAGGGCCAACAGGCCGCAGGCGGCAAAGCCGAAGAACGAGCCGCAGAAGGCGCCCCAGCGCCAGCCGGCGAGGTAGCCGACGCGCTCGCCCTCTTCGTGTCCTTCGAGAAACGCCCCGCGGGTGGTGGCGTCGTAGCTCTGCAGCGGGTGGGGCACGGTGTCTGGCGCGGCGCAGACGTCTGCACGCGGGGCCATGCTGAGTGGTGGGATGTGTGCCATCAGAACCACCCCCACGGGTAGGCGGCCGACGCGGCGATGGCCCCGACGAACACCAGCGCGGCCACCGGCGACCACCACTCGGGCATGCGCACGGCATCGGCGGCCTCGCGCTGAATGCGCTGCTCGAAGGTCTCGTTCTCCAGGATGGTGGGCGGGTTGGGGTCGCGCACCAGGTAGGCGATGGCCAACCAGCCGGCGAGGACCAGGGTGATGAGCAGGGGGAGGGGTGGCATGTAAGCGCTCCGGCTGTTGAGTGCGCCGCAGTGTAATCCCGCTTACATCAACAATGCAAGCATACTTACTGGTTTCCGAGGCACACTTCGCCGCATGACCCCAACCTCAACCGTTGTTCTGCTGCTTCTGGCGGCTGTCGTGTACTGGTGGCTGCGCCGCCGGAAGCAATCTCAGCAAGCCATCCCGCAAGAGCATCTGCCAGAGACGTTCGTCGTGTTCGATCTGGAAACGACGGGGCTGAAACCGCAGCAGGATGAAATCATCGAGATCGCTGCGATCAAGTTCACGCGGGGCACGACGACGCAGGAAACCTTTCAGTCGTTGGTCAAGCCATCGAAGGCGGTGCCGGCGAAGATCACAGAGCTGACCGGGATCACTCAGCTTATGGTCGACAAGGAGGGTGGCAATCTG